ATCTGCATTGTATCACGCAGGTAAAGCCATGTCAACAAAAGAGTATAGCTCGGCTATGATTTTGTTCTTATCGATGCCACTTGGCTATTCCGTAGTTACCTACAGATAAAGCCAAACAAAAATCCCCGAAAAGCCAGGCGCGAAGCCACTTTTCGGGGATTTTACTTTGGAGCTACTGATCCGATTCGAACGGACGACCTGCTCATTACGAGGCCGTCAATATTTCCGATTTTATAACATATCTTCGTTAAAATAGAAACTACCTGCGCCACCTCTTGCGCCACCTCCCTTGCGCAGCAGGTGGCGCAGTTTCTTCCTATTTAACGGTCGTTTGCGCCTTACTTCACGCTCTTCCGCAGCCGCTCAAACTCAGCATCGGCCTGGATGGCCTCCTTGGTAAAGCTGTTATTGAACCACCAGTTGACCAGCGCAGACACGGTAGTGAAGCCGGTGGAGATGAGCTGTTCGAGCTGGGCGCTCTCGATGGGCAGCACGGGCTTGCCTGCGGCGCTCAGGATCTGGTTGATGAGGGCCAGAGCCAGCACGGCGGTGCGGGCCAGGGTGGCGGCGGATACGGTGCGGGGAGTGGTGATATGTGCGTTCATGGGATGTCCTTTCTGAGCATCATTTCGACAGTGCTTCTCAAGTCCATGTATTATGCCTCCTTACTCCTTTTCCAGCGCCGCTTTCATGCGGTCAAAGAAAAACTGGATCACCCGTCCGATGGTCTCATCAGTGATGGCCCAGCTGATGAGCCTGCCGTATTTGCTGGTACTCAGGGCGGCCCGGAGCATCTTGACGACCCACGCCTTGCGCTCTGCGCCGCGCTTTGTCCCCTGGATCTCCTGCTCTGCCCGCTCGATGAGGTCCAGCACCAGCGGCTTTACCGCTGCGCCATAGCCCAGCCGGACGCAGCCCAGGGCGTAAAAGATAAAGCCGCCCAGCATGAGAACTGCCGCCACCGGGGCGGGAATGACGCCCAAAATGTTATTGATCGTTGCCATGTATTACTCCCCTCTCTCTTTTTCGAGGTCTGCAATGCGGTGGTTTGCCACCTTCATCTGTTCTTCAAGCACCGGGACGCGCTGGGCGAAATTGTTGTGCGTCCGGACTTCCCGGGTCAGCTCTTCCAGCTTCGTGTCCGTGATCGCCTGCTGCTTGTCCAGCTTGGCGTCCATGCTCTGGGCGGTGTGGTTATTGGAGACGATCACGCCGATCAGGCTCAGACCGCCGGTGATAATGGCTACGATGATTGCTTCGCTCATGCGCCCTCCCGGAGACGGGTCAGGCCCTTCTTCATGATGATACGGGGGTAGTTGCGCTCGGTGACGTTGAGGTCTACGTCGCCGGAGATACCCGGCACGCTGCCCTTGCTGGTGTGCTGGTGGGCGTTGTAGCTAAACGTCACGTTGGGCGTCTTGCCGGTGTAGTCGGCCAGCCAGATGTCCCACCGCCCGGCCAGACGCTCCATCTCAAGGAAGCGGTTGGCATAGCTCGTGTAGGTGTAGAGCTGGGCGAAGAACCCCATCTTCTCGATCTGCTCGAGGTGGTAGGCCGCGAGGTTGGTCAGGTCTTTCGGCTTGTGAATAGTCAGCATGGCGTCTTCCATGTCCACCGCCACCGGCATGGTCAGCTCTTTGCCCCGCAGCGCCTTCCGCAGTACCGCCAGCTCCTTGTCGGCCTCTGCCTCGCTCATGGCCTTCGTGAAATAGTAGACACCAATATTCAGCCCCGCTGCCTTGGCGTTAGCGTAGTTGGTCTCGAAAGTCGGGTCGATGTACGCCTTGCTGGGGTTGTAGCTAGCACTGTTCCCGCAGGCCCGGAGCATGACGCCCTTGTAGCCAGCCCCCTTGATAGCCTGCCAGCCCTCCATTTTGATTTTTCCCTGCCACCGGCTCACATCGACGAACCGGTAGGGCGGGTCTCCCTCCCAGCCGGGCGGAGCGTTTACCTGCTCCGGGGCGGTAGCAGGGGCGTCAGGGGTGGTCTCTGCCTCGTTACCGGGACCAAAGATGGCCCGCACCAGTTTTTCCAGCAGCTCCAGCAGTTTATCCATTGTAGTAGTCCTCCCCCGTAATCTCCTTATACCGCTCTTCACTGATCTCACCGCCGGCTACCCGTTTGGCCAGCTCCCGCTTGACCCCGGGGCGGCGGCTTGTGGGCATCTCTGCCCATTCCTTGGTGCCGGCGATCAACCTGTTTGCCCAGATTTTATCCATATGCTACCTCCTTACTTGTTGTTGATAGCGGCGTCCAGCTCGCACAGCGAGTCCTCGATAGTCGCCAGCCGCTCCTGTGATTCCATGTCCTGCTCGCACATGGCGTCCTCGATCCCCGCCACGAGGCCGGGCAGCTCCCTGAGCTTCCGCGCCTCTTCCAGCTTCTTGTGGAGCTCTTTCAGGCTCTTATCCATCTTGCAAAGACTCATCCGATCACACCTCCGATCATGGTGATGTTGCCACCGACGCCGGAAGCTCCTCGGGCAATCGTCACCTTGTAGTTGAATGCAAAGCCCCGGGCGGCAGTTGTGTTTGTAAAGCTGTGGTGGACGAAAGCCTTTGCCTCGCCGCTCTGGATGTCGGTGCAGTTCTCCCACACGGGGGTCTCGTCCAATGCGTTGTTGGTCAGTTCCACGGTCAGGCTCATGTCTGCCGGGAAACTGCCCTCCAGCGTCAGCGCGGCCACCGTAATGGTGTCGTCTGCTGTCATCGGTTGGGACAGCGAGAGAACGGCATGGGTCACGTTTTTGGTAAAGGTCGCCGTCCACTCTGTCGTGGTCTTTCCGTCGTCCACTTCCAAAGTCAGTGTGCTCTCTCCGTTGAGGATCTGCTGGAACAGGGCTTTCTCGCTCAGGCACTGTACCGTGAGTTCGGTGCCGGAGGCCACGTTCTCGCGGACGGCCAGCGCCACGCCGTTCACCTTTTCGGTGATGGTCATGGGGTCTCCGTCGCCGTCGGTCACGGTGTAGGGCAGTGTAAACGGCTCGTTCTTCTCGCCCAGCGCCACGCCGCTCTCGCCTGCATCGGAAGTGATCTCCGGCGGTTGGTTCACAGTCGGGAAGCCGTCCTTGTCGATGTATAACGTCTCCGGCAGGGTGAAACAGGGCAGATAGCCGTAATAGGCGTTATATGCATATCTGGTTGAAAAAACGCCCCAATCGGAGTTGCTTATTCCGGAAAGATACAAGCCATTAGCATAGTAATAATCCCTGCTTCCATCGTCATCGTCCTCATGGCCACTATCAGCATTGCTATGGGTTCTTGTCCAAATGCCATTTCCGTAGGCAGTAAATATCTTTTCGAGTCGAGTACGCGCTTCTTTTGAAAGCAAAGATCCATCCGAATGATCAGCACTGGTCACAGCTTCTGCTTCTGAAATAGTGAAGAAGGCAGTGTTGAATGTACCTAAATTAAAATTCGAGGGTGATGAGTAATAATCACGAGGAGAATAAGCCTTATATTGGGTCGTTGCGATCCATTTTTTTACTGTGGATGTGAAACTGGATAGATATGTGTCTGTAAGGTATTTGTATATTGCATTGGTTACGCGTGTACCACCGTAATTGATTGTGCCCCATCCAAGACTATAGCTGCTGCCTGTTTGACATCGGATTCCACTCGTCGCCGGACTCTCCCGGCAAAACAGCGTCCGTCCCTTGCCGTTCAGGCCGCTCTCGTAGTTGTGGGCCAGCACGTAAAACTTGACTTTGGTGCTGCCTTCCATCAGGTATACAAAGCCATCGCCAATGGCTAAGTCTTTGATCTGCATATTTCTGATCCTCCTTCCTCTCAAAACTCCACCCGGCTCGCCGCCTTGTTCCACACACCCGTCAGCTCCACGCCGTCAAGCGTGTCAAAGGCCGAAACAAAGCTGATACCGCTTACGTCTGTGCCATGCACCATCTCCAACAGCTTGATGCGCACGCCGGTAGCCGCAGCGTCCGCCGCCGCGCCGGAGATGGTGAGGGTGGGGTTCACCCTCACACCGCTCCCCGCCACCAGTCCTGTCACCACAGTGCCGCCCGCGTTGCCCAGCAGCGTTACCTGCACCCGGATGTCTCCGGAGGGCTTCGCCCTGGCGTAAAAGCGGACAAAGCCGTCCCGCGCCTCGCAGTAGGCCGGGCATCCCGCCTCCTGCGCCGCTGCGCCGTAGTTGTCCGGGTAGGAGCCGAGAGCCGCATAGCCGGTCTTTGCTTCCGGCACCGGTGCGTCCTGCATCAGGGGCCAGGCTCCCTCTGCCTTCTCCCAGCTCTCCGGCGTCAGGGTCACGAGGCGGCTTCCCCGGTATCCAGCCCCGTCGCCCGCAAGGCCCGGGTACAGCACTTCACCGGCGCTGTTGTAGATAGGTTCACTCATTCTTTTACCTCCGCTTTTGCCGTGATGACGATGTTTCCGGTCACGGCCTCGATGTTCACGCAGCCCTCTTCGGCGTTCCACGCACTTCCGGTCACGTCCTCGCTGCCCATCTTCACGTTCACCTCGGTCAGGGTGTACCCGCTCTCGGCGGTCAGGGCGGCTTTGTAGGCCCGGCCCTTCGCCACCACGACGGCGGTCTGGTCGGTGGTTACATGGCTCAGCCGGTTCACCACGCTGCACCACACCAGTGCCTGGCTCACCGTCACGCTGCATTCGGCCTTTACGCCGCCTGCCGTGGCGCTGATGACTGTGCTGCCCTCGGCCACGCCCCGCACGATGCCGCCGCTCACGGTGGCCACGTCCTCCCGGCTGCTCTGCCACACCACGGTGCGGTCGTCGGCGTTTTCGGGCCGCACCGTGGCCGTCAGCCGGGCCGTGCCGTCCACGCTCAGCTCAAGGGTGCTGCGATCCAGCGTCACGCTGCTCACCGGCACCCTCGCCGCCTTTACGGTCACGGTGCAGCTGGCCGTCTTGCCGCCCACGCTGGCCCGGATGATGGCCGCGCCGGCGGCGCGGGCCGTCACCATGCCGCCGTCCACCACGGCGGCCTCTTCGTTGGAGCTGGTCCATACGATGCTGCTCTGGGGGATGCTGGTGGGCAGCACCGTGGCCGTCAGGGTGGCAGTCCTGCCCTCCGTCAGCTCCAGCGTCCCGGCGCTCAGCATCAGGCTGGCGGCTCTCAGGCCGTCCTCGGCCACCGTTACGCTGCACGCTGCCTTCACGCCGCCCGCAATGGCCGCGATCTCCGTCGTTCCGGCGCAGATGGCCACCACCTCGCCTCCGGTCACGCTGGCGGTCTCCGGGTCGGCGCTGTACCACACCACAGCCTGATCAGCGGCCTCCGGGCTGACTGTGGCCGTCAGGGCCGCAGTCTCCCCCGGCTTCAATGTCAGGGCGGTCTGGCTCAGGGCCACGGTCTCCACCGGCACCTCTGCCTCCCGCACCCGCACGGCACAGCAGGCATATTTCCCGCCGCTGGCTGCGAGGATGGCCGCAGCTCCTGGCTTTTTGGCCGTCACGGTGCCGTCGCTCACCTCGGCCACGGTCTCGTCGCTGCTCATCCACGCTACGTCGCCCTCCGGGTCGGCGGCTGCGTCCAGCACCGCCGTCTCACCCGCCGTCAGGGCCAGGGCGTCGGTGCTCAGGCTCACCCGCTCCACCGTCGGCTTCACCAGCACGGCGCACTCTGCGCTGCATCCGTCCGCCCGGGCCGTGATCCGCGCTCCGCCGGGGGTCTTCGCCGTGATGACGCCGTCCTCCACCGTGGCCACAGCCTCGTCGCTGCTCTCCCACAGCACGGTCTGCTCCGTTGCATTCTCGGGGCTGATCCGGACTCCCAGCGCCGTCCGCTCTCCCGCATACAGGGTCAGGTTGTCCCGGGTCAGCCGCACGGCCTCCACCGGCACCTCGGCCCATACCCCGCTCAGCTGGTCCAGCAGGGTGTCGGCGGTCCTGGTCTGGTAGGCAGCTTCCCGCAGCAGACGCATCAGCAGGCGGCGCTCCTCCTTTTTCGGGGCAAGGTTCGCCGCCCGGTTCGCTGCCTGAGTGGCAGCGGTGCAGGCGTCCAGTGTCTCAGCTGCCGCACCCAGTGCGCTGGCAGCACTCGCCGCCGCAGCTGTGATGTCTGCCTGTGTCCTTGCCGCCGCAAGGGCCGCGGCGCTCTCGGCGTCCTCGGCGCTCATCCGCTCCTTCTGGGTGGCGGCTGCGCCTTTCTGGGCGGCATCCATTGCCGCCTGTGCCGTCTTGGCCGCGTCCTTTGCGGCTGCACCCTCGTTCATGGCCGTGTTCACGGCCTGCTGCACCAGCGCCACAAACTGGGCGTATACGCTGGGGTCTACGTCCTCCACCGTACCCGACAGCCCGATGGTGTCATAGCAGTCGTATTTCGCCGGGCAGCTCATGGCTGTGTAGCCGTCCGCGCTCTGGGCCAGCAGCATCCACAGTCCCTGCCGGGCAGTGGTAAAGCGGTGGTCTACCGTCACCGTCCGGCTCTCGTCCAGCAGCACCGGCTGGGGCAGCGTGCCGCCCTCCTGCTCGATGTGCAGGGTCACGGCCATCCCGCTCCACTCCTCCGGCAGCGCGAAGCTCAGGCTCTCCACGCCTGCCGTTCCTACGCCGCCCAGATGCAGCACGCCCGGCTCAGCCCGCCAGCCCATCCCGCCGAATCGGTCTTTGATGATCCTTACTTTCACTCTGAGGCTCCTTCCTTTGAGAAAGGCTCCCCTCGCTAGGGGAGCTGCTTTGCAGCGCCGCCGTCAGGCGGACTGCAAAGCTGAGAGGTTTCCTTCCGGTCCGCTGCCGTTTCTAAAGACCTCTTCTTCTCCAGCCTACCACGTCCCCTGCTTCAAAACTACTGCGGACTTTCCCAAAGCGTACATACAAAAAGGGCAGACGCCCCGGTCCATCACCAGAGCGTCTGCCCCTATCTTATTTCACCTCCTCCCACCAATTTCTCTCGTCCTTCACCTTCTCCGCCTTCTTGTCCGCATCCTTCACCCACTGCGCAAAGTTTTTTTCCTCGTACAGGGGCTTTCCGTCTGCGTCCTCGAGGGCCAGCAGCTTCTTCTCCAGCCTCTCCCGGTCGCCGTCGCTTCCGGCCAGATACTCCTCCTTCACGGCATTTGTAATCTTGGTCTTGATGCTGCCCTTGTCCTTGCCTGCGGTCAGCAGCCGGTTTATTTCGTCCTGCACGTCCTTCGCCCGGCCATTTTCCACTTCGTCCAGGAGCGCGTCGTATACGCTGCCGTCCTTGCTGCCCGCCAGCAGTTCGTCTGCCTTGCCGTCCACCGCCTTGTTCACAAGGTCGATGAGCTGCGCCCGCCGGGCCGCGTCCGCTTTGCCCTTGGCTCTGTCCGTCGCGGGGGCGACGCCCAGCCCCTCCCGCAGCTTCTCGAATACGGCCTGCCGGGCCTTTTCCTCTGCCCGGGTCTTCCCGGCGTTCCGGGCCTCAGCCGCCGCCAGCACGTCGGCGTCGTACTGCTTCAGCCGCCTTGCCAGCTCGCTGTCCACCTTGTCCGTCTTGTTCATCTGTTCCAGCTTCTTCATCGCCGCAGCAGCCTCCTCGCTGTCCCCGCTCTGGATGGCGTTGTACAGCCGGTCGTACTGTCCGGTGGCTGAAGAGGGCGTCGAGCTAAAGCTGAACCCTTCGCCTCGGCCGATGGCCTGTGCGTCCTCCCAGTAGCCTTCAAACGCCTGCATCACCTTCCGGATGTTGGCCGCCGGTACGCCGTACAGTTCAAGGCCGCACTGGATGTCCTTCAGCACCGCCTTGTTCAGCTTCTGGTGGTGTGCTGCAAGCTCTTCCTCGCTCATCTCGCCAGTGTCCGTCCGCAGCAGCTTGGCGGTCTTGGTAAAGGCGGCAAACAGATCGTTCACCGCACTGATATTGGTGGCGCTCACCACGTCGTAGTCCGCGCCGCTTGCAGCGTTCGAGATAACGCTGTAGATCTCCGCTCCGTACAAAAAGTTTCCGGCTGCGCTTTCGGTGTACAGGTCGAAGAACCGCTTGCCCACGCTGGCCGCCGTGATGTCGCCGTTCTCGTCCTGCTCCTTGTCCCACCGGTGGAGCAAGAAGTCCGCGCCGATCTTCATCAGGGCAAATACCGCCGTCTGCACCACCTGGCTTGCCGCCGCCCGGCGCAGGCTCTGCCCGGCCCGCTGTACCTCGGCCTTGTTCTCGGCGCTCTGGTCGGCAGCGTACCGCGCCTTCTGGGCCTTGTAGTCGCCTACTGCGTCGGCCAGGATGCCGTAGTTCTGGAAGCGCTGAGTGGTAAACATGGTCAGCGTCTTCACAAACTCGTTGTCGCTGCGCTGGATGCCTGCCCGCTGCATGGTGGTGTAGTTTGGCTGGGTCTCCTCGATGACCCGCTGGTACATCTTGTTCACGGCCTCCCAGTAGGCTTCGCTGCCCTTCTCCGCGGCACCCTCGCCGAACTCCGCTGCGTGGCGCTCCACATACCGCTTTGAGCCCTCCCACAGCGCGGCCACCGTGATCTCGTCCATGCCGGTGATCCAGCCGGTCACGGCAGGCATCGCTTCCGAGGCTTTGGCCACAAGGTTTTTGTGCGCGCCGATGGAGCTCATCTCGCCCCGCTTCGTTCCCCGCAGCCGGTATTGCAGCAGGGCGTCGCCGTGCTGACGGATCTCTGCTTCCACCGCGGCCCGCTGCTTGCCCGAGAAGTTCTTCACGAAGGGCAGCACCGCCGCCATGGTGTCTGCTCCCAGCACAGCGCCCGCCGTGGGCAGACTGGCCGCCTGCGCGATGGCCACGCCCGGGTTCACGGTCAGGATGGCCCCGGCGTAGTTGCCCCGCATCCGGTCGAGCGCCCGGCTCATGGTGCTGCTGCGGTGCCGCTGCCTGGTCTGCAGGTCGGTCAGCAGGTCATTGATGTAGCTTACCGTCTCCCTGCCCCACTTCTCGCCGATGATCTTGTCCTTCAGCACACCGATGCCCTCTGCCGTCTCCACGGTGCTGTTCAGCACCCGCTGCACGTCCCGGATGGGGGCCGCAAGGCCCGCATAGGCTGCCGTGTCCCGCAGGCTCCGCTTCACCACGTTCTGACACTCTTCCAGCAAAATGGGCTTGTCGCTCTTCACGCGCTCCTTCAAAAAGCCCCTGCCCTCAATGGTGGCATCCATCTTCACGCCCTCGATCTCCGTCGCCAGCGTGCTCCGGTCTACTGCGATGGGGTAGTAGTTCTTCACGGTGGCCCGGTTGTAGCCCAGCAGCTTCATGCTGGTCTCGTTGATGAGGTTCGTGGTGTACCGCCCGAAAAAGTCCTTCATGTCCTCACACCACGCCCGGTCGTAGTCCGTCATGGCGTCCTGTACCGTCTGCAAAATGGTGTCGGCCATGGGGACGCCGTCAGCGCCCACCAGCGTTCCCAGCATCACGGTCTGGCTGCGCTGGTAGGCTCTCTCGATGTTGCCCTTGGCGTACTGGGCGGCGTCCGGCAGGGTCAAGCCGCCGGTCATCAGGTGGTGGCGGCTGTCCTCGTTGCGCAGCAGCATGTACAGGCTGCACAGCTGTGCGTGGTTCAGCGGCACGGCATCGCCCTTGCTGTCCTTCAGGCCGATGTCCACCAGCTCCGCCCCCGGCCCGGCAAAAGCTTCCACCTCTTTCAGGTGTTCCTTGCCGGTCACGTTGGCAAACAGGCTTTCGCCTTCCACAAGGATTTCTGTCTGCCGCCGCTGGCCGTCGTTCAGCATCTGTCCCAGCTTCTCCATCTGGCCGTTTTTGGTGTAGCCGCCCAGGCGTCGGAACATTCTCGTGCCGCCCAGCATGTCCAGCTGGTAGCGGTTCATCGCGCCCTTCGCCTTCTCAAATTTCTCCCCGAAACCGTTGCCCTCAGAGTTCAGCACCTCGTGGGCGGCCTTCATGGCCATGCTGTCCACCTCTTCTGCCCTCGCAAGGCTCAGGGTCTTGTTTTCCGTCCGGATCATGTGCAGGGTGCTGGCCGTGATGGCCTTCAGCATCCGCAGCTGGTCCACCGTCATGGGCAGATAGGTGCGGTTCTCCGTCTCCCGGATTCGCTGGCGCAGCCGGTCCCGCAGCTGTTCGGCCTTGTCGCCGTCCGGCAGAGCCTTGGCTTCTTCCAGCTGCTTGTTCAGCCGGTCCAGTTTTGCCTGCTTGCTGGCGTTCATGTCGTCCCGCAGCATCTGGATGAGGTTTTCCACGCCGCTGTTCTCCCAGTCGGCGTGGATGCCGGCGTCCATCTCTCCGCTGCGCCGGATGCTGTCCTGCAGGGCGGTCAGCTTGGCCACGGCGTTGTTGTTCAGCACCGTCATGTCCGCCAGCTTCGCCACCTCGGCAGCCTGCACGATGAGGCTCTTCTGTACATATTTCCCGGGCTTTGGCCGCAGCACCATCTGGTTGAGCTGGGCGGCATTGTTCCGGATGCTCCGTTTCAGTTCGTCCGCCTTCCGTCCTTCCCGGGCTTTCTGCACCCGCTTTTCGGCCAGTGCCTTGGCCACGGCCACGTCTTCGTCCCTCTGCTGCCGGGCCGTTTCAATGGCGATCGCATTCCTCTGAGCCTGTTTTTCCTGCCACACTTCGGCCTTGCGCTGGTTCTCGGCCTCCCACTCCATGATCTCGTTTTCCTGTATCAGCAGCTGATGCTCTGCCCGGTCGGCTCTCCGCTGCTCTCCGGCCACCTGCCGGGAAAGGTCGTCGATCTGGGAGCGCAGCTGTCGTCGCTCCAGCTTTATCTCGTCCAGCATCTCCTGCCGGGCCTGCTTCATCCGGTTCTTTTCGGCCTTCCATTCTCGCTCGTAGGCCTCCCGCAGAGCAGTCATCTTCTCGTCGAGACCCGCTGCTGTGCTCACCTGTGCGCCCAACGTTTCCAGATTCTCGTTGAGCTGTCGTTCTGCCCGGCTCACGCTCTTGACCTCGGCGCTCTGGCTGCGGCTGTTTTCCCGCATCCGGTCGGCAAAAGCCTTTCGCTGGGCCTGCTGCACGCTCTTCAGCCCCTTCGTCACCTCAGCCGCCCGCTCCTCGCTGCCGGCGGCCATGGCGGCCACCTCCCAGTTGTGTTTCAGGATGCCCTCAAACACCGCCTCGGCATCGGTCATCTCCGGGTGGCTCATGATGTCGCCGATCATCCGGCCTGCCAGCTCCACCTTGGCGTCCTCGTATTCGGCAGCGTCCGCGAACCGGCTCATCATCTTGGGCTTGATGGTGTCGTGTACGTTCATCAGCACGTCGAGCCATTCCGTGCTCTCCATGCCGGCTGCGCCCGCCACGCCCGCTTCCTGTGCCGCCGAGCGGAAGAGTGCCGCAGCGCTCTCCTTCACGCCGCCCACGGCCCGGGTGTCGTTCACGATGGCCTCGTACTGTTCCGCCGGGTTGCCGTCCCGGTATCCCTCCGCCTGCCGCAGCTTCACGCCGTGGCGCCGGGCCTCGGCCACCGCCTCTGTCCAGCTTCCGTACCGCTTCACAAGCTCCGCCTTGGCCTTGCCGTTCTTGTCCACCGTGTAGGTCAGGTCGTGCAGGTCGGGGTATTCGTTCCACAGCTCTGTGTTCCGGTAGGTGGCCTCATCCAGCACTTCGCCTGCCAGCGTCTCGGCCAGTCCCTGCGCCTTGGCCATGTCCGCGCCCTCCGAGCGCAGATACTCCACCAGCGCCCGCGTCTCGTTTGCCAGCTTCGTCCGGTCGGCCCGGCTGCCGTTGGTCTTGGTCCATCGGATGGCAAGGCTCTCGAGAGCAGCGTCCGAGAGCCGAGTGTTCTTCGTCAGGCCGAAGAACTGGTTCAGGGTGTCAAAGGCCGCAGCCTTCTCCGCCAGTACCCGGCTGGCCTGCCGCTGCTGGTTCTGCTTGGCCTCCCGGTCGGCCTGCTCGGCCTTCTGGAAACGGACATTCGGCAGCTTGTTCAAAATCTCGGTGCGCTTGGCATCGTCTCCGGCTTTGTACTGATATACCGGCACACCCTGCTCCTTCAGACTGTTCACCAGCGTCTCGCTGGCGTTGTCCGGCAGGACAGCTGCCTTTACCTCATCAAAGCCCACCGCACGTTGAGGTTTCGCCTCAAAATACCCGGTAGGGATAGCGGCCACATCTTTGTACAGCTGCCGTATCATCTGGGCTGTGTCCTTACCAATGATGTAGCCTTCTTTTGCAAATGCCTTGCCGATCGCTGCGGCTGTCTGGCTGCCCTGCGCGGCCCGCAGCAAAATATCGCCAAGGATCTCCCGCTCTTCAAAGCTGTTGTCCGCGTGGGCTTCTGTCTCGCTGCGCAGCTTGTCGATCACAACCTCGATCTGGTGGTCTGCCTTTTTCAGCAGCGCCTTATACTCTTCCTCCGGCATCTGCTGCAGGCGGCCTTTGTCCGCCCGCACTTCGTCGAGGTTTTTGTATTCGGCAGTCGTGGTGGACATCAGGGTCGAGGCCGATAACCCCCACACATCCTGTCCCCGCGCGTTCTGGTCGTTCATAGCCGCCACAAGGTTTTCCAGTGTATAGGGATTATGCAGTTCCGTAAAACTTCGTCTCTTTCCGCCGGGTGTGAAACGGTCTTTGCCGTTTCGGATGCCTTTCTGTCCCAGCACACTTCCAAGCTGTTCCTTTACCCAGTTTTTCACCGCTGCTTCGGGAGCCGCCTGCCGGATGGCTTCTCTAGTAGCTTCCACATCCAGCTCTACTTTTCCATTGCTGGTATCAGTCATCATCTTATACGCGTGTTCGAGCAGGCCATACAGGCGTCCACGGTTCTCATTGCGCAGTTTATTGATACGCATCTGCCATCGCCGATTCTGACCTTCCAGCGAGCCGTGTGTATACTTTTCTTCCAGTGCATCCGCTGCTTTGTCGGCCAGCTTGTCCATCAGGTCAAAGTCTCCCCCCTCGAAGACTTTCTTGAGTTCGTCCGCCCCGGCATATTCGATGATTTTTTCCAGCGAATCATTTCCGAGGCTATCGAACTGTTCCTTCTCCGTCCTGTATATGGGTTCTACCTTCTCGCCCTGAGCTTTCAGATATGCCAGCTGCACCGCAGTATCCCGCTGGAGCTTCTGCGCTAATTCCTCACGATTTTCGCTGCTCACTTCATCTACACCAATACGCTGCAGCGACGAGCTGTTTGCAAACTTTCCATCAAAATCGCTCTGGCTGGCTTCATATACAGTATCTTCAAAATCAGCTGCCGCTTTGCTGTTTACCTCGTACTCCACGTTCGGCCTGGTCGGCGTCCACGCATCCGAACCATACACCCTGTTCGCTCTGCTGGCCTGCGGGTCAATGGCATCCGGGCCAAACACCAGCGAGATGGGGCCATACTTACTGTGGCCGTGCTGTGCCTTCACCACCGCGATAGAAGGCGACGGCATACCTCCCAGTTCCAGTGCCTCCTTCAGATTCTCTTCTGTTAGATTATGTACAGCCACCAGTTCCTTGGTTTTGCCTACTTCCACCGGAGCGCTTAGCTGGAACCTCACCGTTTTCTTCACAGCCTCGTCGGTTCTCTTGCTTTCGTCGGAGGTCCGTGCTATACTTTGCTTAGAAGCCTCCGGCAATCTGCTGGCATCATGACTTTGTGTTTTGGTGACGGTTCCACCGGAGGCTTCTACCGAGACCTCCGGTCCGTTGCTCCTCGAATCTTCGGATTCTATGTGGGCTTTGCCGGAGGTCTCTATTTTTATGGGCTTAATGTCCACAATATCATAGAATATCTCCCGCTGGTCCGTTTTGATGGCCGTCAGCACATCCGCCTCATAGGCGTTCTGCCCGACTTGGATCTTGATTTTTCCCCGGTTGAATGCTTCCGCATTCTTGTGGCTCGCAGGCTCACGGTATACTTCGTCTGCCGTCCGGATGATCTCGTCCAGATTGGCTGCTATCCGCATTTTATCTGCATAGGCATTTGCGCTCTCCCACTGCAATGCTTTCGTATACTTTGACCAGACAAATTCCTTGCGGCTTTCTTTCGTATTTTCAATCGTCCAGCCGTTCCGCTTAAAGCCGTTCGGAAAACGCTCCTTGATAGCCTGCTTGACCGTAGACTTCCACTCTTCCTGCGGGACATCCTTCAGAATATCTTCGTCGATTTTGATATAAGTCTCTCCGGCCTTATCCTTCAAAATCGAAAATCGTACTCCCTGTTTTTCCGCCGCGCTCTCGGTCTTGAGGGCTGCGGCGTTTTCTTTTGCCGTCCGCAGGTTGTCCATGGCCTTTTCTGCGTGGGCGAAATACTCGTCCTGCAAAGTGCGCTTTTCGGCCTCGGCCAGACGCTTCGCCTTCAGGGCGGCGCGGTCGTCCGGGTCGATGGTCAGCACTTCCTTTGCCCGGCTGATGAGCCCATCCAGCATCTGCCGCACCTGCTCCATCACCTTGTGGATGGCGCCGCTCTTGCCTGCGTTCTTCTCTGCCTGCCCGCGCTGGAACGTCACCCAGCGCTTGAAGCTCTCCTCGCTGTCAAAGATGCCCCGCCATGCGTCGGCCACCAGCTCCTCCGCTGCCTGCTCATAGGTCAGGCTCTGGGCGCTGTAATCCCGCAGTTTCGCCCGGATCATCTCGTCCAGGCTTTCGTAGCCGCTGCTCTTCGCCAGATATTCCAGCGCGTGCTCCTGCAAAGTCCGTGCGCCCTCGGCGTCCAGCGCGTTGTACCAGTGGTAGTCCTCGTGCAGCACCGTGCCGAAGATGTCCTGCGCACTGTCGCCGAAGAAGATCCGGGCCGTCTCGGTGTCCACATAGGCCCTGACGTTCCGGTCGTTCTGCAGCACATCCCTCAGCACAGCATCCGTGCCGGTGGCCGCGGCGTTCAGGCTGATGATCTGGCTGGCCGGGTCGCTCTCCTGCCGCATCGTACCCTTGGCGTATACCTCGCCCCTGCCGCTGGTGCTCTCGCTGCTCAGTGTGCCGCCCAGGCCGGCCATCTTTTCGGCGTAGAGCATCCGTTCGCCCTTGCCCTGGGTGTAGGCGATCTCAAGGGCCGTCCGGCCGGCGTCGGTGCTCAGGATGTAGTTGATGTCTGCCGCCGTGCCGCTCATGCTGCCCGCCAGCTCCAGCGCCTGTGCAAAGGTGTCTGCACCGCTCCGGCCCAGCCGGTACAGCGGCGACGCTGCGGCCGCGTACCGGTCGGCGTCCACCCTGTCCGGCATATTTTTGCTGATGGTCTCGGCTGCCTTGTCCGTCACCCGCCAGCCTTCCAGCGCCCGCTGCACCTCGGCCTCTCGCTGAGTCTTCGGCGCTTCCGGCCGGAGACCCAGAGTCTCCCGCAGCGGGGCGTTCTCGTAGCTGTCGGTTTCACCTACAGCGGCAGCCGCTTCACGCACGTTGTCCGGCGCAGCCGTTTCCGGCATGGCATCGGCGGTTTCTGCGGGAGTGTCCTGTACTGTCTGCGGCACACTCGCAGCTTCGCTGGGCAACTCTGCGCTCTGTACAGCAGGCGCAGCTTCGCTTTTCGCGTTCTGCTGCGCTGCAATATCCCGCAGCATTCGGCGGGTCGCGCCCGCAGTGTCGGGCAGCGTCACGCCGTAAGCCTGCTCAAAGGCCGCACGGTTTTCCCGGTTCTCAGCGTTCGGCGTAAACAGTCCGATGGTCTTGCCCGTCAGGCTGTCGCTCGCCGCCACTTCGGCAAACTGCCGCACCGCCGGGTTTTCCGACTGCGCAGCAGCCTCGTTTACGCTGCTGTTTACTCCTTCCGTCTGCGCCTGCGGCGCATCCGCCCGCTGCATACTTTCAGTGGAGCTCCGTTCTCGCGCGGCGTCAGCCGACGGGAACGGTGAGAGGTTTTCTTCCTGCCCGCTGATGTTTTCAGTGGCCGCAGGTGCAGCCTGGCTGAGAGGTTCCTCCCCTGCCAGCGCTCTATCAGCAGAGCTATCCGCAGCCGACTGAGAGGGCTCCGTTGCCCTGTCCAGCGCTTCGCTCATGCTGCGCAGCCTTGAGCCCACAGCGCCGCCCAGCGCGCCCGAAGCACCGCCGGAAAAGCCGCTTTCCAGCGCGGTGAGGAAGGTGTCTTTGCTGAAGAGGTTCTTCGCCGCCTCGCTGTCCCCCAGCGCAGCGTCAATGGCCATGTCGGCATAGGTCTCCGCAAAGGCCTGCATCGAGTTGTCGATGCCGCCCGAGATGGCCGCAGCCACCGCCGGGTAGCGCTTCGCCAGCTCCGAGCTGCCCGCAAGCCCCTGCACCCAGTCCGCGATCTGCCCTGCCAGCGTGTCCTTCGCGTAGTCCGAGCCCATGGTCTTTGCAAGGTCGGCCGCGCCCACCGAGTTGATGGCCCATCCCGCGCCGAACTTGGCGAGGCCGCCGCCCAATGCCTTACCGGCGCTCTCGCCCTTCTCTGCGCTCTGGCCCATGGCCTCTGCCGCTCCCTGTGCGCTCAGGACGGGCAGCACTGCCGCCGGGTTCACACCCGCCACGGCCAGGTTCTCCGCTGCGCTGGTCACGGCCCCCGCCACGGCCCGCTGGGTCGGGCTCAGGCCGCTCTGGGCCGCAGCCGTCAGCCGCTGCCCGCGGTCGTAGAGCTGGTAGCCCACGCTCTGGTTCTTGTCGATGCCGTCGCTCACTTCCAACCCCGCCAGCTTCTGGCGCATCTCCCGGATCTCCTTGGAGTTGTACCCCATCGAGATCAGCTCCCGGTTCCGGCTCTCCGGCCAGGTGGGGTTATAATCCATGTCCACGTCGGTCAAAAGGTCGAAAAGGCTCTGGGCGTGTTCGTCGCCCTTTACCTCCTGCTCCACCTGTTTCCAGTTCTTCAGGGTGGCGTCAATGTTCTTTCCCGCCTGTACGCCGTACTCCGCGCCCAGCACCGGGGCAGCTGCCACCGTGTCCGTGATGCCGCCGATGGCGTTCGCCGCCCGGCGCACATCCCGCTTCCATGCGGGGATGGCGTCCAGCGCAGCGTTCATCTTCCGGGCCTCGTCGATCTGCGCCTGTGTCCAGCCGCCCTTCTTGATCAGGTCGGCGTCCGTGTACGCGCCGTGGGTGTTGTCCACCCGCCGCACCGCGTCGGCCAGATTCTTGTTGTCCCCGGTGTCCATCCACTGGTTGATCCGGTCAAACTCGTCCGGTACACTGTCCTTGGCAAAGCTGGCTCTCAGCTCCTGCGCCGGGCCGCTGCCGTAGGCCATGGCCCCGCTGCCCACATTCTCCAGCACGTTCCCGCTCTTCGCCGGAACGCCCCATTTCTGTCCCATGTCCAGCGCCCGGGCTGCTGCTTCCGGCATCTGCTGCACCGGGCCGCTGCCCTCCGTAGCAGCGCCCGCCATTTTACGCCCCGTAGAACTTCTAGCGTCCAGCGGAAACTTGCCCGACACGCCAGTGGCTCCCACTCTGGGGGAGCTGGCGCGCAGCGCCTGAGAGGGCTCGTTCCTCGCATCCACCTCCCCCATGTCGCTTATGTGCCGCTCGGTGTACTGCTGTAAGGCTTTGTCCCGGGTGTTCTGCTCCTGTTCTGCCTGACGTTGTGCTTCCTTTTTGTCAAACTCCCGGCTCCACTGGCTCAACTGCTCCTTGGTGACACCGCTCTTCTTTGTGGTGGTGCTCTGCGCAGTGCTGCCCGCCCCACTCACCTTGTCCGGGTTCTTTGCGGCAAATTCCCTGCTCCATTGTGCGAGCTGCTGTTTGGTTACTGCCATTCCGTCTTCTTCCCTTCTTTTTGTCTTGACAAATAGTATTGTATTTGTTATTCTGTTATTGAGGAGATGATGTCGTGAAAAGTTATTCGTCCCGCGAGGTCATAAAGGCGCTCAAGGCCGACGGCTGGTATGAGGTCAACTGCGTGGGCAGCCACCACCAGTATAAACACCCCGCCAAGCCCGGTCGCGTCACCGTAAAAGACCCCGATAAAGATATTCCCCGGGCTACGCTTAACCGCATTGAGCAGCAGTCCGGCCTTAAATTCCGCTGAATGATAGGAGGCTTTTCTGATGAAAAAGAATCTTCCCGACCGTTACTTCTATCCTGCCGTGTTTATCTACGAGGACGGGCAGGAGATCGCTGTCGATTTTCCCGACCTCGGTGTCGCCACCAGCGGTACGTCCGAGGACGACGCCCTGCTTTCCGCCCGCGAGCTGCTTGGCTGCGTGATGTGCGGGCTGGAAGAGGACGGCGAGCCTATCCCCGCCCCCTCGGCCCTGTCCGCTATCCAGCCTAAAGAAAACGAGCGGGTCGTGCTGGTCGATGCCTATATGCCGTCCGTCCGGCTCGCCAGCATCAATCGTTCGGTAAACCGCACCGTCACTCTCCCGGCGTGGCTCAATGCCGCCGCCCTTGAACGCAATGTAAACTTCAGTCAGGTCCTTCAGGACGCGCTCAAGCACCAGCTCCACCTCGCCTGACTTTATCCCAAAGCCTCCTGCACACGGTCGTGCAGGAGGCTTTTCTGTTACCCTGCCAGCTCAAAGGCTTTCCAGATCTCGTCGTCCGTGTATCCCTGATGCTTCAGGCTGTCAAAAATAGTCTGGTCATCCGAGCCGTGGTTCCTCTGGCCCTTGATGGCGTTCGCCGCCACCTGCGCCCGCTGCGGGACACTCGACTGGCTTGCCGTTCTTCCGGTGCTCTGGCTCTGTCTGTTACTTGTCCCAGTACCCCACTTGTTTTCCGGGTCGCCTTTCCAGCTCTGCCCCGTCAGACCTCGGTTCGTCTCCAACAGGTTCGGGGTGTCGTCCTTTATCCAGCCCGCATCCGTCAGCGTCCGCTTGTAAAAATCGTATAGCGGCTCATTTCCCTTCATAGAAGAAAATGTCTTTGCCATACTTTGCAGTTGGCTGTTCGTCCAGCTGTTTCCGCTACCTTTCGTGCTGCTGCTCCTTCTGCCCGAAGATCCGCCCGAGCTGCCTGCGCTCTTTCTTGCCAGCGCCGTTGCAAGCTGCCGTCCTGCGATCGTCCTGTAATTCCCCACAGAGTTTGGATCCAGGCCGTACAGTTCCAGCACCGCCCGTGCGGCCTCGTCGCTGCCGCCGCCTGCCAGCCCGGCTGCGGTCGTGAGCGCACCCGCCTTGTCTGCGCGGGTGATGGGTGCGCCGCTGTAATTGTCGAAGATTCCAGTGTCCAGACCATACCGGCCCAGCACGGCGTTCGCGGCATCGCCCGCTCCCTGCTGGTACAGGTTGAACGCCTGCTCGTAGGCATTCAGTGCATCGCTCTGGCCGGTGCGCTCTTTGTTGTACTCCCACTGCTCCCGGGCAAACTCGTTCTCCCACTGCTGCTGGGTGTAGCCCTTGTAGGTGTCATAGGCCGTCAGACCGGCTCTGCCCACGCTCTTCGCCATCTCCCACAGGTTCGAGAGGAAATCGCTCTTCTCCTGCGCCGCCTGGTCTGCCCGGCTCTTCTTGTAGTCCCGCCAGTCCTGCGCGTTGGCCACAGCCCCCTGATGCTCCGCCGCCTCAAGGCTGTCCTGATTCTGCAGCGCACTCAGCAGCCCCGAGAGGCCGTTCTGCTTCAGCTGGTACATGGTCAGGGCCTTGTCCCGCAGCCCGGCCAGCCCGCTGTCCACGTTCGCCATGGCCTGCTGGTAGCCCTGCTGGGCCACACTGTTTGCGTAGCTGGAGCCGTACCCGCCGCTCAGCGCGGCAGCGCCCGCAGCGGCGTTCTCGGCCGCCGCCCTGGCATTCGCCTGCGCGCCCGCGCGGTACTGCCGGTAGAGTTCGCTGTCCGTGCCTACGTCATAGCCCGCATTGCTGGCCGCGCCCATGCTGTCCAGTGCCTCGTTGATCCGGTCGGTGTAGTTGCTCTGGTACGCCCCCGGCATCGCGTTCTCCGCTTCCTTCTGCGCCGCCTGCGCGTCCCTGTATCTCTTAAAAACTCCCATTTTCTAATCTCCTTTCCTCTTAGCCTCCCCTTATTAGGGGAGGTGTCGCGCCGTCAGGCGTGACGGAGAGGTTTTTGACCGCTCAGCCCCTTCCGGGCCGGGCGCTTTTTCTTTACAACAAGCCCATCAGTATGCTTGCACCTACGCTCAGGATCGTGTTCAGAAGTCCGCTCCCCCGGCTCTTCTTCGCCTGGCTTTCGCTGGCCGCCTGATTGTACGCGCTCTGATAGTAGTTGCGCTGGTTCTCCCAGTTCTGGTAGTTGGTCTGGTACTTCTCGTAGTCCTGCGCCTCGGCCTGCTGGTAGCCGCTCAGCTGGTTCTGCAGGTCGCTCTTTTTCTGGGTGTACTGGTTCAGCGCCTGGCTGTACAGACTGTTCGTGGCGCTGCTCAGGCCCGCCATGGCGTTCTGGTAGGCGCTCTGGCCCGCCTGGGTGCCGTAGCTGGAGCCGTACCCGCCCGAGATGGCGCTGGCGTTGGCCTGGGCGTTCTCGTTGGCCAGCTTCGCCTGCCGGGTGTAGCTGTTCTTGTACTGCTCGTAGGCCGCATCCCGGGTGGGGTCGTAACTGAAATCCTTCATCCCGTCCAGCTGGCCCATCACGCCGTCGATCTTGTCCTTGTATTTGCTGGTGTAGTCGCCCGGCTTCTTCGCCTCCCACGCATCCAGCTGCGCTCTCGCATCGCTCACTCTGCTCATAATTACACTCCTTCCTTTAAGAAAGGCTCCCCTCGCTAGGGGAGCTGCTTTGCAGCGCCGCCGTCAGGCGGACTGCAAAGCTGAGAGGTTTTCTTCCCGGCTGCTGCCGTTTCTAAAGGCCCTCTCCCGCCTTATTTCAGCTTCTCCTGTAAGTCCCCCGAGAGATTCTCGGTGTCAATGTTGCTCAAAATGTATTCCAGCTGCTCCTGCATCTGGTACAGATAATTTCTCAGCTCCCGGGCGCTGGCCGTATCCAGCCCATCCAGCCTCGGCATGGAGATCTTCGAAAGTCCTACAATGCTTGCCATAGTTTCGCTCCTTTCTGCCCTCTGTCGCAGGGCACTACATTTTACGCCAAGTCAGGCTTCAGGTGTCTAGCTCAGACCTGCCCGGCCTGCCAATGGCTCCCCTCTTAGGGGAGCTGGCGCGAAGCGCCTGAGAGGTCCTGCCGGGCGAGCGTTCTTCCAAAGGCTCTACCTTTTCGGCATCGCACCACTCACTCTTCCGCCCTCGCTGCTGCTCAGCGTCATGGCGATGCTCCTCACTGCGATCTGTCCTTTTCCGGTCAGGCGCAGCCGCATGGTGTCGTGCCGGGTCGGGACAAAGGGCAGGTTCACCTGCACCCGCCTGTCCCGGGTGTCCACCCGGCCCTTTTCTTCCCACTCGCCGCCGTCGAAGCTGGCCCACAGCGTCACCACCGTCCGCTCCATGGCGTCCAGCCGCACCGTTACCCGGCTGCAATACTTGTCGTCCGGGTCTCCGAGTCCGATGTCGCCGGTCACGGCCTCGTATTCCACCGTGTCTTCTTCGCCGCCGGCTTCCCGGCTCCCGTCTGCGGCCCAGATGGCCTCTTTGTCCCAGAGGTAGAGCTGCCGCCCGGTGCTGCACATGGCCCAGCCGGTGGCGTCCTCCTCGTGCCAGAGTCCCTTTTCTGTGTCGTAGACCAGCAGCCGCTGCCCGCCGGGGCTTTCGGTGTGCAGGTAGTACCGTCCCACCAGCCCGCCGGCGGCTGCTCTCGTCACATGGCTGAGGCTCTCTTCGTCCAGCGAGGCCGACACCTTGGTGGGCAGGCTGCCGTCCCACGCCATCACCCCGTCCATCGAGAGGTAGTACAGCGTCTCGTTGATGACGCACAGGCTCTGGTGCGCGCCCTTAGCCACGCCCGAGCACTGGATGCTGCTCATCTGGTAGTCGCTGGGCTTGGTGCCGTAGAGCTTGTGTAAGCCGTTCTCTTTGAAGAAAAGCACGTACCCCATGCAGGTGGCAGCGCCGGTAAAGGCTCCGTCGCTGCCCACGGTCACGGCGTAGCTGTCCGCCGCCGTGCCGCGGTAGGAGAACCAGTTGGTGGCGTCGCCCAGCTTGCAGGCATAAATGACGTTCTCGGTACTCGAGCAGCCCCACACCCGGTTGTTGTGCTCCGTCAGCCAGTCCAGATCCGGCACCCGCCGCTGGGCTGTCACGTCCGGGAAAGGCCCGTCGAAGGTCTGGGTGGTCTTGCCGTCCATGGCCGTCCACACCACGCTCTGGCCCGTCACCACACAGGTGCCGTAGTACAAAACGCTCTCGATGTCCGGCGCAATGGAGAGGATCACTGAGTCCCCGGCCACGTCGTCCACCGCCACATCCCCGCCGAAATCGGCAGAATAAGCGTTCTTCACCACGCCAGGGATTCCCGTCAGGGTCACGGTGTCCCCGGCCTTGAAGGCTTCGCCCAATCCCTTGCAGGTCACACGGCAGTAGTTCAGCAGGATGTTCTGCCACCCGCCCGCCGTGCTGTAGAGCTTCAGGGCGTCGCGGTAGCTCCACGGGGCATCTTCGGCCTGCTTGAGCCAGACGTCGCCGTTCTTGGGGCTTTCCGGCTCGGTCGCGCCGAATTTGTTCGGCATGTACACCACGCCCGCAGCGTCGCAGGGGGTCACAGTCAGGCTTTTGCCGCCCTGCTGCCAGCCGGATCCCAGCGCGCTCAGCGTCCCCGCTGCGGTGTCAAAGGACATCTTGTCCGGCCAGATGAGCACCTTGGTCCCCATGCCCACCATCTTCTTCTCGCCGTCCGTCAGGGCGTCCTTCAGCTCCACGGTGTCGCCGCCGTCGTCCGGGGCATACCGCAGGGTCGTTCCTTCCACGGTCACGAGGCCGTTCAGGTGGTACATCCCGTTCATCCCGGTCGCTTGACGCACCTTCCGCCGGGGCTTGCGGGTCTCGAGGGCCGGGTATCCCCGCGAAGAAAAGTTCTTCTCCTTGCTCAGCTCTGCCTCGCTGCAGGCATACCCCTCGTTCAGCCCGCCAAATACCCGCAGCAGCTGCCGCTGGCTGTTGATTTGATTCAGGTTCGTCACGTCATCAGCCTCCCGCCACCTACCGGCATATAATTCCGCCTCACCCACGCCGCAAACTCCTGCACATAGCTCGTGTAGAGCTGCAGCTCATTCGCCGCCCGGGCCGTCTCGCCGAGGGCGAGGTCCATCTGCGCCGCCAGCCAGTGGGGATAGAGTGCTTCCGCTGCGTTGTCTGCCAGCAGCGGCGTGTCGTATTCCAGCCCTTCCGCCCACAAAATATCCGCACCGCGTCCCTCGAAGTCGCTGCCGGTGTCGCTGCGCTCCACCACGTTCCGCCGCAGGCCGCTGTCGGCCTGCCGCAGCCACAGCTGCTTCATCTCGTCCGAAAAGCTGTTGTTCGGCCTCAGCTCGTCGGCCATCTTTATCGCTTCGCCTGCTGTCATAAAACCTCCAAAACAAAATCCCCCGGCGCAGCAAGCGCCTGCAAGCTGTACCGGGGAATATCTCTCTGCCCTCTGTAGCGGAGCACTCTATTTTACGCCCCATCGGGCCTTGAGCGTCCAGCTTTACTTTCCCGGCCTGCCAATGGCTCCCCTTTCAAGGGGAGCTGGCGCGAAGCGCCTGAGAGGTCTTGCCGGGCGAGTGCTCTATGGTGGGTCTCTTATCAAATGGTCATCATCTGCGTACCGGCCGCCGCCTGCATGGCCTGGCTCTTCCGGGCCGCCTCGGCGTCCTGCTTGATGCTGTGCTCCAGCACCTCGGCCACAGCCTTCGGCACCTTCACGTCGATGCCGCGCTGGATGAGGTAGCTGTCGCCGTTGACGCCCACGAACACCGGTGCCGAGTAGCGGTCGTCATCCTTGAACAGGTGGATGGTCACCATGCCGTCGTCCTTTGCTTCGGCCTTCTCTTCGGCCTTTGCCTCGGCCTTTGCCTCGGCCATCGCCTCGGTTTTCTCCACAGTCTCCACCGCGTTCTCCACGGCATCCGCCGCAGCAGTCTCTTTCTTAGTCGCCATAGTATTTTCCTCCTTAATTTGCCTTCGCCTTCGCGCTGTACTTCGGGCTGACGCTCTCGATGCGCACCATGTACTGCTCGCACAGGCGCTCGGCGGTCTTGATGGCCTTCCAGCCCACGGACGCGCGCTGGTTCAGCGGGTCTTCGCCCGCGCCCAGCTGCTTGACGATGTGCTGCAGGCCGCCGCCCTCCACCTCGGTCACAGCGTAGGCGTGAGCCGCCAGCACCAGAGTGCCGAACACGGCCAGACTGGTGGGGCAGCCGGTGCCGGTCCAGATCTTCGCCTCGCTGGTCTCGATGAAGCGCACACCGGCCAGCTTGCCGATCTCACCGTTGTAGATGTTCTCGGGGGAAGCGTACTTGTGGACATCGATCCACTCCGGGTTGCGGCGCAGATCATAGGCCACATAGGGGTGGACGATGGCCACATAGCTCTCGCCGATGGTGTCGGCGTTCTGGGCCTTCAGGGCAGTCGCCGCCTGGTCGATGAGATCCGGCGTCAGCACACTGGCAGTGGTCAGGTTGGCGCGGCTGGTCACGGCAGTGTCGCCCGCCGGCGCGTAGATGACGTTGGTGCCGCCCGCCAGCACCTCGCGGGTCACAGTGTCCAGCGTGCGGCCCGCCTGGGATGCCAGCACCTTGGTCGCCTGGGTGATGTTGTTGTCGATGGCGGTCAGCTGCAGCACGTCGGTGATGGCTGCCCAGCCGCCGTACTGCTTCACGGTGGCGGTCATAGGGGTGACGGTCAGGGCCTGAGCATTGGGGGTCACGCCCTCAGTCAGAGGCTCGGTAGCCTTGGGCAGGCTCTCGTACTTGCGGAACTCGATGGTCTTGCCGTTGTTGGCCGGGATGGGGTACTTGTCGCCGAACTGGTCATGCACCAGCAGCGGCTCCGCCTGATCCAGCAGACGCTTCTCGTAGTAGGTCTTCATTTCGGCGCTCATGCCAGTCGCGCCGGTGTGGTTTGCAGGCTGCGCAAACAGCTGCAGATTCATGTGGATTTTCATTTGTGTGCTCCTTTCGTGTCTTGCTTTATCGAGAGGCTTCCGCTTTCCGGATCTTCCCTCAAGAACGGTGAGAGGTTTTCTTTCGGTCAGCAGCGCCTTTCAGTTAAAAAGTGATGATCTGTCCCCGCATGGCGCGGCGCTCCAGCTCTTCGCACTGCTGGGGCGTCAGCTTGGAGACGTCGGTCTTCAGCACCGCCGCGCCGCCGGGGTTGGTGCCGTTCTCGCTGGGCCGTGCGCCCCGCTGGCGGATCCGGGCTTCCACGCCCTTCTCGACGGTCTTGGCCGTCTGGGTGGTGCGCCGGGCCATGATGTCGTCAAAGTAGCGGGCCTTGTAAGCGTCCTCCATCTTCACGCCCAGCTTGAGCATCTGGGCAAAGTCCGGGTCAGCCAGCGCCATCTTGATGTCAAAGCCCGGGTCCTCGGCCCGAATGCGCTCCGCAGCGGCGTCCCACTCCTGCTGGATGGCTTCCATCTTGGCGGCCTCCGCCCGCTGCTGCTCAGCGGCGCGGTGCTTGGCGTTCTCGCTTTCCAGCGCGTCCATCTCCTTGGCCAGCTGGACGCTGATGCCCTTCTTCATGGCCATGTCTTCGTAGTAGGCGTCATCCTTCACCACGCCGCCCTCCACGGCCGCAGCCAGTGCCTCGTAGTCGCCGGGAGCAGTGCCGTACTTCTGGCCCAGAGCGTTCAGGATACGCCCCACCGGCCCCTGCTCGTTCAGGATGCTGTCGTAGGCTTTCTGGGTGGCCTGCACGATCATCTCGCCAAACTCCCGGTTGTACTCGCCCCGCATCAGTTTGCCAAACGCTTTCCGGTGTGCCTCCGGGTCGGTGCTGCTCTTGTCTGCCGCGCCGTCCTGTTTCTCGCTTTCAGCAGCATCTTCCTCCGCGCCCGGCTCTTCCGCCGGGCTCAGCATCTCGTCCACCTCGGCGGCAGCAGTCTCCCGGCCCTTGCCCTGGACGGGGGCAGACGTCGCCTTTTCTGCCGCCGCAGGGGCGGCACCATCGCTGCCAGCAGCCGCTGCACCGTCACCGCCCTCCGCAAACAGCTGCAAGTCCACCGCCGGGCTGCACTTACAGCTTTTCTTGAAGTTCACATTCTCCGGGTACTGCTCGGCCAGCAGGGTCAGGCCGTCGGCCACAAGCTCGAACTTGTCCCGCATGAGGACGCTGTCGCCTGCCTCCACATTCACCACCGGGCCTTCCTTACCCTGATAGATGCAGCTCGAGGTGTGTTCGTCCTCCGCAGCGCTGTACGCCAGCGTCTGCATCAGGCAGCTCACCGCAGCACATACGATGTCCTGTCCCGCCGGGGCATACCCCGCGTGGCCCTCGGCCCTCATCGTCAGCTTCCCGCCCTCCGGGTCTGCCACATAAATAATTTTGATCATGTAGAACCTCCTCACTTATTCGGGTTGTTGATGTTCATCGCCCTCTCGGCAGCTTTCGTGGCCAGCGGGTTGGTCCCGCCGCCCACCTGTCCGCCCAGAGAGTTCGTTACCGTCTTTGCGCCGGCCTCTCCGCCGCCTCCGCCGCCGGTCATGGCAGCGGCAGCGGCCCCGGCCTGCTCGCTCAGGTTGGATCCGTTCTGCTGGTCGATGACCGCCGCCATCTGCTGGATCTGTGCCATCGCCTGCTGCAGCTGCTGGTACAGGGTGCCGTTCTGGGCCACCCGCTGGCGTACCTTCTCGATGCCCTCGAAGTCCATCATGTCCAGACACGCCAGTGCGGCGTCGGCGTTGGCCGGGGCAAAGAATCCCAGCTGGTAGCACTCCTTCGCCGTCTCGTTCTGGGAGAGGCGGCTGAAGGTGCTCTTTTTAGCCGCGCTCACCGTGATGTCGAACACCGGCTCATGGGCGCCCAGCTCCACGCCGCCCACGTTCTCCACCGGCTGCGGCCGCAGCATCTGGCCGGAAAACTCCCGGTACTCCGTGCCGCCCTGCTGGCCGGTGATGCGGTAGACCCGCTCTTCGTCGTAGAACTGCCGCATCAGGTCGATGATGAAGTAGCATTCTTTTGCAAAGGAGCGGTAAGAGCTCTTCAGCATATCCCGGCTCAGCTTCGAGCCTGCTTCCTGCAGCGCCGCAATGGCCGAAGCAGCGGTCAGGCCGCTGGTCGCGCCGCCCTGGTTCACGTCCCGGTTGCCGCTGATTTCCTTCAGCTCGGCCACACGGTTCTGCTGGTAGGCGATGGTGTTGGAGGGCAGCGGAGCCGTCTCCAGCTCCATAAAGCCCCGCTCGTCCAGCCGTCCCGTGATATGCACCACGTCTTTCGCCGTGTCCAGCAGCTCGTCCTCGTTCACGCCCGCCGTGTCCGAGATAAGGTAGCGTTTCTTGGCCGCTGCCAGCGTGTTCTCGTCCATGGCCTGCGTCATCCGGTCGATGGTGTCCTGGGTGTCCTTCATCACGTCGATGTACCCGAAGCCCGCCGGGCTGTTCTCTTCCACAAAGAGCGGGTCGAACACAAAGGGATATTTTCCGTGGTCGTAGAAGCCCGTCTCGGCCATCGCCGGGTCGTTCTCACTGGCGTAGAGCACCACGCCGTTGCAGAACTTGCAGTAATGCACCACGGTCTGGCCGCCGGGCTTCTCCCTCTTGTAGTACCAGTCCACTACCACGCTCTTTTCGCTGGTGTCGATGTTCTGGTCGCTGACGTACTGCCCCACGGTGATGCCGCTGCTGCCAGCCTTGCCCTCCAGCTGAGGCCACCGGGCCGTCAGACGGTCATTGTCGGCCAGTGCCAGCGAGAAAAAGTTGGCCGAGTCCTGGATGTCCTCCACCCCCGGCTCCCAGTACAGCATCAGCAGATCCATGCTCCGGATGGCGATGTCCCCGAGTCCGTCCCGCAGCGCCGGGTCCCAAAAAATGCCCTTCACGCCGGTACCCTGCTTGAGCTTGCGCCACCAGGTGTCGCTGTATACGCTCTCGTAGTCGGCCTGCTCCAGCAGCACCGGCAGGATCTCGGAGAGGAGCTTTGCCGTCTCCTCGTCGTCCTGCGCTCTCGGCAGCACGTTGGGCTCCGGGTAGTTGTCCATGGCGTCGGCGTGTTTGTTGGCGATGGAGTTGAACAGCCACCCCGTGCTGGGAGCGCGCTTGCCCTCCATCACCCGGTTGCCGTACTGCTTCCAGTGGCCCAGCTTGTACCATTCTTCGTTGTCGATGATCCGCTTGTCGAGGCTGGCCTTGGCCGACTTGTACTTCTCCAGCACAGCCATCGCCTCGCTGATCTCCTTCTCGCCGATCGCCGGTTCACCATCCAGCACCCCGGCCAGACTGACTCCTTCTGTCTGTGCCTGTGGCTCGTTGTCGGCGGCCGCCGCCATCATATCTGTTTCTCTTTCGTTCAACTGTTCTCACCTTCTAAAGCCTGAAATCCTCGGCAAAGCCGTAAATCGGAGAAACGAGAAAAAAGCGTTTAGCGAAGCGGCTAGCTTTTTTCCGTTTCGACTACTCCTTTGGGGTCTGAAAGGGGCGAGCAGCCCCTTTCTCGTGGATCCAGCGCGTCGAAATCGCTGGTGGTTTTCTGGTTCTCTTTTGACACCAAAAGAGAACATTAGCCTTAATGCAAAAGCGCTCTGACCTGCGCGGAGCGCAAAACAATTCAGATCCTCATAAACCTCGTCTTGTCCTTCCTCGGGTCCATATCCAGCGGGTCGTCCAGCATGGGCGGCGGCTGGGTGTGCTTTGCGGCGCTGATGGGGTTCTCCATCAGCACATACCGGCACTCGTCGTAGATGTGATCCTCCTGCGTGGTGTCGATGTCCTCCACGTTACTCTCGTCGTATACGAGGTTCGGGATGGTGCGGATGAAGTGCTTGCAGGTGTTGAAGACCTGCAGCATCGGCCTGCCGTCTTCGCCGAAAGCCAGCCGATAGTGAAACTGCATCTTTCCCGCCAGCCGGGTGTGGTCGCCGGGCATCCAGTGCAGAAAATTCGGCCCCCGCTCCATCATGGCGGCGATGCTCTCGCCCCGGCTCTCGTCGAAGATGGCCGGGTCGGCCACGCCCAGGATGACCCGGCCTTTCAGCAGCGGGTCGTTCTGCTCTGCTTCCCGGATCATCCGTGCCTGCTCCATCGGGTCCTTTCTCAGGCCCTCGTTGGGTGTGCCGGTGCAGCCGTAAAGCTCCTTGATGCGGTAGAGCCGCCCGCGCTCGTCCGCTGCATACCACCCCACCGAAAACGGCTTCGAGAAACCAAAGTCGTATCCCCGCCAGATCTTCCAGTGCTCCGGGATGGGGAACGGTTCGATGACGTGGGTCCAGCGCTGGTCTTCGTAGTGGTTCGGGTCGTTCCGCCACTCGGTGAACACCTGCCCCGAAAAACTGTCCCAGTTTCCGTAGAGCAGTGCCTGCTTTTCGGCCTCCGGCAGCGAGGCCAGTGTGCCGATGTAGCCCGGGTCGTTTTCCAGCAGCGCCGGATTGTCAAAGACGGTGGACGGGATAAAAATGCGGGTGCGCCGCCGGGTGATCTCTTTCCCTTCCGGCGCTTTTACCTTCACCAGCTGCACCATCCGTGTACCCGCCGGGGCAGGGCTGATAAATCGGCTCTTCACCCAGCCATGGCCTACGCCGCCGGGGTTGGCCGTAGCCCGGATGTATACCCGGGTGCCGGGTCCCGAGGGGCGGTTGCGGCTCATCACGTAGCTGTACTCGTCCCAGGTAAAATGCGTCAGCTCGTCCACGCCGATAAAATCAAACGCCTTGCCCTGATAGTTGTACTTGTCCTGCGCGTGATGCAGGCTGCCGAAATAGATCTTCGCCCCGCTGGGGAAGGTCCAGCAGTGGCTCGAGCCGTTGTACCTCGCTTTGGGAAACACCGGCTTGTAGTACCGCATGGTCTTGTCGATGAGCTCCGAAAGCTGCGGGTAAGTCTTTCGCAGGATGAGTGCCCGGTAGTGCGGGATGTGTACCTGCCGCAGCGCCTCGATGACGAGGGCGTCGCTCTTACCGCCGCCAGCAGCGCCCCCATACAGAGCCTCGTCCTCGGTGCGCGCCATAAACGCTGCCTGTCTCGGCTGCGGCGACCAGATCACCGGTCGTCCTCCGCGCCTTTTCTCCTCCACTCTGTCTGCCTCCCCTCTGTCGCAAGGCCCGGCACTTCACGCCCCACCAAGCTCTTCTTGTCCCGCTCAGACTTCCCCGGTCTGCCAAAGGCTATCGGGTTGCGGCTCCCAGCGGTCATTTCGCTGCCGCTCATGCCCTGCTGGCCGCTGCCCCAACAACTCCTCCCTGTTTCCGCCACTGGCGGCGGTCGTCATCGTTGCCCCTCTGGGGGAGCTGTCGGCGCAGCCGACTGAGAGGGCTACTCCACCATCACCTCCGGCCCTTTTTCTTCCCGGCTCTCGGCCCCGATCTCCACCAGCGGTGGGGCATCGCCCTCGCTCTGGCTCTGGCTGGGTACCATTGCCGCAGCCTTTTCGGCCACGGTCATCAGCACGGTGGCCATCGCGGCGGCGTTCTTGTCGCTCATCACGCGCTCACCGTACCGCTCGAGCTGAGCGTCCAGCAGTTTTCGCTCTTCGCTGTCCAGCTGCCGGTCATAGCTGTCCTCGGCAGCGTACAGCACAAGCCCCGTCTCCGTGGCGTCCGCCAGCTCCTCGGCGTCGCTCTTGAGCAGTGTGCCGACTGCAAAGCAGCGGGCGCGGGTGTCCTCGTCCAGTTTCCGATGGAGCTTGGCCTGTACCTGCGCGGCCCGCTGGCTCTCGTCCACACGGCTCTGCAAATAGCTCACCTGCGCCCTCGCCCCGAGGCTGGCCCGGATCGCGATCTCCCGCGCAGCAGCCTGCCGCTCTTTTGCAAAGGCGTCGCTCCGGCCGGCTTCCTCGGCCATCCACGAGCGGATGGTGCTCTCCGGCACGCCGTACCGCCGGGCTACCGCACAGATGGATCCAGACGACAGCATGGCCATCAGCACCTCGGCCCGCACCTTCGGCGGGTACTTTCGCCCCCGCCGGGTTCCCTTCACCGTGTTTTTGCAATATGCTCGCTTGGCCACCGCTCTGCCTCCCCTCTGTGGTTCTTCTCTCCCAGTCTACCGCCGCCGGAAAAACAAAACTACTGCGGACATTTGAGAGTCAGGCAGCACAAACAGGCCGGGTCTCCCCAGCCTCATCACGCTATGCCAACGCTATAACAGCCCTTCCGTTGCCGCGTAGATGGCCACGGTGCTCAGCGCCTCCAGCTCCTTGTGGTAGTAGGTCGTCCGCCCGATGTGCAGCTTCGCCACCACCCGCCCCTCCGGCATCCCGTCCAGATACCTCAGCTCCAAAAGCCGCCTGCATACCGGGTCTTCGGCCTCGTAGTAGTCCATCGCCAGCGCGATCACACCCGCCCAGTCGCTTTTTCCCTGTCCACAAGCCCGCAGCTCCGCCCGCACCCGTCGCTTCTGCTCTCTGGTCAATCCCTCGCCGCCTTTCTTCCGCGCGCGTTAAAACGCAAAATACCGGTACTTTGTCTGTCAGGTGCGAACTTTCGCACCCTCCCGCTTCACCATCACCACATAGCAGCGCAGCTCGTCTGCGTCCCAGCCTTCTTTTTCATCGCCCGGCGCTTCCGGCTCCGGCACGACGCACCGCACGAACCTCCAGCCCGGATACCGCTGCTCCCACCAGTAGGCGTTGTCCTTGCAGTCGGTGCAGCCCTTCCGCAGCTGCTTGCGGCTCCATCGGGTGTCGTTGGGGGCGTGCTCCACCGGCAGCTGAAGGTTTCTCGTCTCGTACCACCGCATCTGCCCGTGCTTCTCGAAGTAGGTGATCAGGTCATCCAGCCTGTTTTGCAGATTTAACCGGTCGGCGTTGGCTGTGCCGAGGCTCTCCACGCTGCCGTCCGGCCAGCGCACGGCCCATTTGTCCTCCAGCAGCTGCCGAAAGTCTGCGTTCTGCCGCATGGTCAGCCCTTTGCACTCCACCAGCAGGTGATGGTGGTAGCGCCCGCTCTTTCGTCCGCAGCCGGTCAGGCCCATCACCCGCAGCTCAGCGTCTGGGCCGTACAGCTTTGCGATGGCAGCCTTCACCCGGCGGATGTAGTTGCGCAGATCTCGCTGGGCCTGCTCCATGCTCTCGGGCAAAAATCCCTCTATGTAGGTCAGGGTCAGATAAAATCCCAGCACGGTAAAGTTTGCGTTGGCTTTCTGTACCCTTCGCCGGTGTGCGTGCTGGGCGTTCCGCTTCTTCTGCCGCTCGCTGCTGGGCTTTGTTTTCTTCCCCCGCTTGGCCGCATGCTCCTCGGGCGTGATGGGGTAGAGGTCTACTTCCATGTACCCCTCTCCGCAGAGCGTTTTCTTTTCCCGGGTGTAGGTCTGCTTCACGTTGTACCCTCCTGCTGCCTTAAGCTGGTAGTGTAGTTTTCTCTTCTGTGGCCCTCACCGTCACAGAAATAACGGGTATACTAGCTCCCCAAAGCGCCCGCCCGGACGCTTTT